TTCATGCCCGATCCGGACAACTGGGAGCCGCAAGGAAATTTTCGGGCTACTTGGTGCGCATCCAAGGGTTACGACTACGCTATCGCCATTGAAATCTTTCGGGATAAATTCAAAGCCGACCCCCAGCGATGCGCGGATTGGAACTCCAAATGGAAGTTTTTCGTACTGAACGGCTACTTGCCGGGAGCCAAATTTTCAGCGCAGTCGAACGGCTACGAGGAAGATGGTTACGGCCCGGCTATCGGCCGCGTAAGGACTCCGGAGGAGGTGGAAGCATCTCGCGAATCTCTCAAGAGGCATTTGGACTCAATCGGTCAACCGCGACCTTGGGATCTTCAGGACTGATGGATGGCGCAACAATTAACCAGATGTTGACGGATCGAGTGAAACAGGTTTGCCAGCATCTCTTACCGGACGGGAAGGAGTTGAGCGGCGATTGGGCCGCACCCAACGTCCAAGGCGCAAGCCGCAAGTCGCCCGGAAAGAACACGGGAAGTCTGCGAGTGACCTTTCGGAACGGGTTGTGGATAGACCATGCCGATCCGAGTCAGAATGGCAACATGGTGCAGTTATGGATGGCTGCTCGAAACGTGGGCTTTAGACCCGCCTTGGCCGAGGCCGCCGACTTCTTGGGTTACAAGCCGCCCGGCGACAGTTCTTACGGCCGCAAGGAAAAGCCTCCGGAGCCGAGGGCCGATGACTTGTCCAAGCATTTGACGCCGATCCAGAAGGGTTCACGGGTTTGGGAGTGGTTGACGAAAGATCGAAAACTCTCCCCCGAGGCGATCAAGGCTTATGGCGTGTGCGAGGGCAAGTATCCTTACGACAAGGAGTCCAAGCTATGCGCGATATTCCCCTTTGTTGATCAAAACGGGTATCTGCAAATGGTGAAGTGGCGCGATCCCGACGATAAAAGTTACATTCGGACGTCCACCAGATCGAAGAAGATACTGTTCGGGATTCCCGCGATACCGGCGAATCAGACCGAGATGTATTTGACCGAGGGCGAGCTGGACGCAATGGCGATGTTCGACTTGGGTTGTCCCGCCGTCAGCGTTCCTTTTGGGGCCAAGGAAGTCTCGAAAGAGCCCGGCGACAAGAATTCCGAGTGGATCGGGCATTCTCTGGACAAATGGATTGACCCGCACTTGGCTATTTACCTTGCGACGGATTCGGATGAGGTGGGCCGCGTCGCGGCCGAAAGCATCGCCCGCCGCTTGGGCTTGGTGAAAACGCATTTCATCGAATGGCCCGACGGGATCAAGGACGCGAACGAATTTGTGTTGAAAGGGTACGGGGCGAAGGACTTTGCCGAAGGGCCGCTGGGCGGGGCGAAGAACCTCGATCCGTCCGAGCTGAAGTCTGCTCGGGAGTTTGAGAAGGAGATATGGGAATGCTTCTGGCCGTCGGATGAGGCGGCCGCAGGAGACCCATTGCCTTGGAAGGATAACTTCCCGTTTAGGTTTCGCCCTGGTGAAGTGACGGTGTGGACGGGTTACTCCAAGCATGGAAAGACTGTTTTGCTGAATTTCATGCTGGTGCATCTTTCCCGTTACGGCCGCAAGTCCTGCTTGTGCAGTCTGGAAATGAAGCCGCAAAAGAACTTGGCGAACATCATTCGGCAGGGATTGGCGAAGAACAAGCCGGACGATGAGAAGGAGTTCGATTTCGCCGTGGCGTGGGCCGACCAGCATTTCTGGATTTACGACAAGGTGGGCTCGGCCGATCCGAAGGAGGTTCTGGAGGTGTTTGAGTATGCGGCGAAGAAGTATGGTATATCCCACTTCGTCATAGATTCCTTGATGCGCTTGGACATTCCCGAAGACGAGGACGCCCGCTTGAAGGAGTTGATGAACGCTTGCGTGGACTTCGCCATGAATTACAACGTGCATCTTCATTTGGTGGCGCACTCCAAAAAGCCCGACGCCAAGAAACCGGAGGAAAGTGGGTGGCCATCCAAGCACATGGTTCGCGGATCGGTACACGTAACCAACATTGCTCACAACGTAGTGTGCGTTTGGCGCAACAAGAAGAAGGAGCGCTTTGTACATGAGTTGAGGGATAATGCCCCCGCCACAGGCAAACGGCCGCAGGAGGATGAAGTGTATGCCATGTCCGACTCCACTTTTGCGGTATTGGCTCAAAGGGAAAACGGTGAAGAGCCGATAGCCAATTTGTGGTTTGATAAGACCTGCTGGCATTATAAGCAAACGCCCCACGAAAACCCATTGGTCTACGTAAGATGATCAAGCGAATCCTAGAAAGGTGTGTAAAGGTGTGTAATGGGGTGCATAAATGGCAACGCCCGAAGTGTTCTACCATCGAGGGCATTGTGCGCCAGAACACGAAGAACCCGCTCCCGCAGGAGCCTTTGGAGTGCGACTACCAGTTCACTATGGCTCACTTGTGGGACACGCAGGACTTGGTTTATGAGCGTGATTGGAAGAAGGATGACGTGGAATTGCGGAGGCAGGGAAAGCTATGAACGCGTTGGAGGAATGGGCTCGGGCCGGGGGCTGGGAGGACTACGAGGTTTTGTGCTTCTTGATGGAGTACGGGAAATGCTCGGACAATTGCATGAGCGTGGCCGACGTGGTGAACGCCGAGGAATGCAAGAAGTTCATTACTCTTCGCTTGTGGCAGTTCGAGGAATACGCGCGAACCATGAACCTTGAGGCCCGAGTGTGAGTGTGCGTTGGAAAACTGGTCACGTGGAGGAGGGCTTGCCGATCTCGGTGGGGGCAATCGTGCGGGGAAACTATTCGGAAGTCGAAAGTCGAGTGGAACACGCATGGACGCCCAAAGGTGAAACGGGCTGGGTTATACAAGGCCGTCAGACCGATAATAAACTTTCTACTCTTTGGTATAATTTCCTTGGAGAAAGGAAGGCAGATAAAATTCAAATAACCGATCCCCGACGGCCCGACGACAAGATTTTGGTTTTGTCCGAGCCGAAGGCGAAACGAGTAAAACCCAAACAGATGGAGTTGGCATTATGAGTGAAGATATGAGGTTTAATGGTTCTGATTACGATGCGGAGCGGGATGGCCCGAGGTTGTCGAAGCAATATGATCGCGTTTTTGGTTATATGTGTAACGGCGAATGGGCCACTTTGGGTGAAATCTCGGCCGCGACGGGTGATCCCGAGGCAAGCGTTTCGGCTCAGTTGCGACACGCGAGGAAAGAACGGTTTGGTGGTCACGAAGTGCAAAAGAAGCACGAAGGCAATGGCCTCTATTTGTATCGCCTGTTGGTCAACAAGGAAGTTAGGGGCGCGATCCTCGCTCGTTGGGCTTTGCCAAAGTTGGAGCAAGTCAATGAGTAGAAAATTGAGCCCAGCGAAGATGCGGCGGTTGAAGAATGTCAACAAGACGCACAGGAAGAATCGCGAAAGACGTGAGGAGAGGGCCAAGTATGAGGCGGCTCTAGGAGGGTTACGGCGTTGTGGTGTTCGGGGAGATACCGAAACGAGGGGTTCATTGATCCCTAGTGAATCAGAGCCGAGCCCTCCTAGAGTCGCTCCCCGTCAAGTCCCGTTACGGTGGTGGGAAAAGTTTGTTCCGTTCGGCCGCAGGGTAACAAGGTCGGGATGAGTTTCGAGCCCACCAAGCATCCTATTCTTGAGCTTCCTTCATTGGAAGAAGCGGAGGCTATGGGGCCGGACAATTGGATGGAGTTGATGATCAAGCGTGAGAACGCGATCAGAGACGAGCAGGAGGATATGTTGCGCAAGGGCTGGGAGCCGTCGATTTGGAAGATATGCGACCATTTGCTGGATTGGCCTTGGATCGACAAGGACGAGGCCGCGAAGACTCGGGCCGCCTTGGGCTTTGACCGCGTGGTGGACGTGATGCTGATAAATGGTGGAAATCGTGCCGGAAAGAGTGAATACGCTGCCAAGCGAACGATGATGATGTTGCAGTACGTGAAGAATTCGCGGGCGTGGTGCTTCCATGAAAACAACCAGAATTCAATCGAATACCAGCATCCTTTAATGTGGAAATACCTCCCCCCCGACCAGCGACGGAAGGTGAGGACGGAAGTGGCTTACGTTTCCTACAACCAGAAGTACGGCTTTTCGGATTCCAAGTTTGTTTTGCCTAACGCTAGTGAGTGCATATTT